AGAAGTGGAAAAACCGAGATATTCTTGGAGAAGATAACGACTAACTGTTGTCTTTACGGATTTTTAGGTATAACTTCTATATATAATAGTAATAAGTAGTAAATTTAAAAAATAGTTATATGAGTAGTATTGTAATTGGATTAGGATTTTTAGTAGTAGTAGCGAGTGTTTATATACTTAAACTGTCATTTGAAATAAGAGACCTACGCTCTGACATAGCAACAGCAGCTGTTAAGCAGCAATTTCTCGTCGATTATATCGATAGCCTTAGTAAACAATTGAAAAAAGCGAAGAGCTCATCCTTAATTATCAAGTAATGAGTTGCTTTCAATCCCTTGTAGGAAATAAGTTCATGGCTGACGCTCCTTTCGAAATACTCAAGGCAAAGCGTTTGTTAATTGACGAGCATCCTATCTTTGGTGACGAGTTTAAGCATTCCTTTGATAAAGTTCAAAATCAGCAAGCCTACTACCATGTTGGCAATTCGCTGGGATTCTTTAGTGAGTTGTATAATGTAGACATAAACAATAAGCGACTATATTACCTCCAGTACGATAGATTCTTAATGATAGCATGCCGTAGTAAACGACTCATTGACTCAGCTATAAGAGCAGCTACTAACGTTAATGGCGATGTGCCAATTTATAGAACAAAACACGTAATACGTAAAGTAGGAATACATACGGTATTATTTAACACAAACTTTACGATACCGCCGGTATCACCAAATTAAACATATGAGAAACAAACAAGCAATTGAAGATCTAGCAGCTAGATTAGACCAGGTTTTAAGCCTATTACACAACGACATTGATAGTGGCAAGCCACATATTACTGCAGAATTTGCTAAGCAGCAATTAGGTCAAGCTTTGATCTACACAGAGTCACTAAGACAATACCTTGATTTAGAGAACTAATTATGTGCGTTGTAGAGTGTCAAAATTGTGGAGCACTACAACCCAACGTACCAGTAGGCACTATCGTTAAGATGTGCTTTGATTGCGTCAGAGAGGTTGTAACACCAGCATACTCCCAACCACCCAAGAAGACGGGTTTCCCAAAAGGTTGGAAATTCATGAAAGTTTTTGTATATTCAGATGGCACGGTCTATCACAAAGGTGTAGAACAGCCGACGCTTAAAGGCACTTTGGATCCTACTGTAATTGAACCTAAGATAAAAAAGTCTAAGGCACAGAAGGCACAAGAGAAGCAACAAGCATTGGTTGAGTTACAGAAGTTGAAGACTGCGCTAAAGAAAGAAACAAGAAAGACTTATGCTAAAAAGCTTGAGTCGCAAATTAAAAGGTTACAAAGACAATTATGAAAAACTTCACTGCGGAGGAATTACAAGCCAACTACTTCAAGCTTGTAGGGTATATCGATCTCCATATTACTGGAGAGCGAAAAGAAAAGCTAAGAAAGCTATACGAAGATCATGCTGAACGTATTATGTTTATGCCTGCAAGTGGTAATGAATCATATCACAACTGCTTTACTGGTGGTTATGTTGATCACGTCATTCGCGTAATAGATGTTGCATTGGACATGGCTCAACTATGGACAGGCTGGGGCTCAGACGATAACTTCACTACGGAAGAGCTGGTGTTTGCTGCACTCAATCATGATTTAGGTAAGATTGGTACGGAAGAGGCTGAAATGTATGTAATGAACGACTCAGAGTGGCATAGAAAGAATCAAGGTAAGATTTACAAGATGAATCCTGCTAATGCTTTTATGACTGTACCTGATCGTAGCTTACGTCTATTAACTGAACGAGGCATCTCAGTATCTGAGAACGAATGGTTTGGTATTAAGTTACATGACGGAATGTATGATGAGAGCAACAAGCATTACTATATCAGCTATGACGTTAACTCACGTCTACGTACAAACCTTCCATACATACTACACCAAGCTGATCAATTAGCCGCTCGTGTCGAATACCAAGCTTGGGTTGCACAGCAATCACCATTGACAGCTACTACGATCAAGCCTAAGAAGGCATCTAACTTAGAGTCAACATCAGCACTAACTGACGATCAGAAGAGTGATTTACTAAACGCTTTTAAAGACTTATTCTAATGATAACAACAATAGTTATATTATCCCTGCTTTTAGTTGGTACTGGTTGGTTTGCATTTGCTAACTACCGTAAGTACGTAAAAGCAGTAGAGTATGCAGAGAACGGGTTCTTTGTTTACAACAGCTTCTTAGCATCGCTATACCATAAGTTTCAAGACACTATCAACACTATGAACGTAATCGACCATAGAGGTTCGTTCAAAGCTGATGATGAGGTAGGTGCTGCATTTGAGAGTTTAAAAGATTGTGTAGAAGAATTAGATGAATACATTAAGCGTTATGTCCAAACCGAGGAAGAAAAAAACTAAGAACTACTACTTCACAGCTGAAGTAGATGTTAGTATTAAAGTACTTAATGCTACAGAAGATCAACTCGAAAGAGATAGAATCTACCGTCAAGAAATTAAACCAGCCTTTGAAAAGCTTGTTGAGAATATTATCCACACCTTTAAGTTTTACTATACAGACGGCCTATCTATCAAAGATTTGCAGCATGAAGTAGTAAGCTTCTTAGTGGAAAAGTTACCAAAGTTTACAGCCGATAAAGGGAAAGCTTTTAGCTACTTTAGTATTGTAGCTAAGAATTATCTAATCCTAAACAATAACAAAAACTTTAAAAAGTTAGTCAACAGTGAGCAGCTTGAAGGAGCAAATGGACTTAGCTCAGCGCTAGTTGTAGAAGAAGAGCCAACTCCAATCGATCACTTCATTCAGAATATGATAGATTACTTTGATGCAAATTTAATAAAGGTATATCCAAAAAAGAACGATCAAATTGTAGTGGGTGCTGTTATAGAGCTATTTCGTAGAAAGGAGACTTTAGAGATTTTCAATAAGAAAGCTTTGTATATTTACATAAGAGAAATGACAAATGCAAACACGCAACATATTACAAAAGTAATTAAGTCCCTTAAAGATAAGTACGTTAAGATGTATAACGATTACGATAAAATGGGATACATTCCGCGAAACGTAATTTACTAATGCTAATCTACTATAGCAAAGAAGACTTAATTAAGTTTTTAAAAGCCGAGTTAAAAGCTTGGGAGAAGGTTGGTGGTGGTCCCAACCTTCTTGCGTTTGAATTTGATCCTAAGACTACTGATCCAAAACAACTAAGAGAATTAGGTTACTTTGATAACGTTGATTCTTGGATTGCTGGAGCAAGGATAAAAGCTCTAATGGAGCTGCTCGAGCAAGTTGAAAACACAGACACTATAGCGAAAAGATAATCCGTCTGTATTTATTAGAAACATAAAGCTATGGATAAGGATAGTATATTGTTCGATGACAAGACGTTTAGTGATCTACTAAGAGACGTCTATCAGAACACAAAAAAGAAAGAAAGTCAAATTAATGGTTTGATAGAACAACTCAAGGGGTTGATAAGAAACATTACAGATGCTTCTATGATGGTACCTATGATAAAAGAGTACTTAGAGGTAGCAGTTAAAAATGACGACAATCTAGTTCGTCTAACAGCAATAATCCAACGATTATTGGTAACTGGTAGTAGAGATGATAAGAGTGATGAATTAGGCTTGACTGAGCAAGAGAGAGCACAACTAATGTCAGAAGCACAAGAACTCCTAGATAAAGGAAAATGAGCAGTGTCTTTAAAGGTTTAACCGAGTTTTTTGGAGCAGCCTCTGGTCCAGAGAGCACTTTCAAGCAAGGTGAAGTCTTTATAGGACAAGTGTTAGATGTAGGAAAAAGTACTACAACTTACGCTATAGGTGGCGTAGATTACAACCCAACAACTAATCCATATTTAATTGGATCAATTCGATTTTTAAAAGCAAATAGCGGCGGTAAAGCGGAAAAAGAAGTAACATCAACAGCAGAACCCTTAGACCGATCATGCTATAGACTACCATTTGCAGGTGAGCAGGTGTTAATTGTAAAAAAGTTAGGCAGGTACTTTTATTTCGATGTTGTTACTCCAGGATTTTTCTTACGTAGCAATATTGATCCAACGTTAATGCAAGATGCATACGTATCTTCAGGAGAACCAGCTGTTACTGTGGATCCGGAAATAGAAGCACAAAGATTTGCTACAAAAAACGACTTTGGAGAAGATACTCTACTTAACACAGCTGGGGCATTTACTCGGATGAGAGAAGGAGATTCCATTCTAGAAGGTAGAATGGGAGGAATAATAAAGTTTACGCAAACTATAACAAAAGACGGTATTTGGAATCCTGAGACGCAGATAACAAATATAGGTAGAAGTGACGATGGAGATCCCATGTTAATAATGAAGGCTAGTATACGAAGGAAAGAGATTAACGAGATAGTACAGGAACCTAACTTAATTGAGGATGATGATATTAACGAGGATGGATCAAGCTTCTACTTAACTACGACGCAAAACGTACCACTAAAAGTAGCCACCAGCGTATCTATGCTTAGTTGGAATGTGAGTGTTACAAAAGGTGACTTTACAGGTAGCAGTGATCCAACAGCACGCCTACAATCCTTTGTCGAAGGAACGTACGATCCTAAATTCCAGCCAGAAGTAATCACAAGTGGATTAAACCTAACTATAGGTAATGGAGGCGGTGGTGGTGGCGGGGCAGGTGGTGGAAATGGTGCAATAATGGGATTAGATACTGAAAACGCGTTAGCATATGACTTAATCCTTAAATACGAAGGAACTGGATACGAGGCTGGGTGGGATATAGGAAACTGGCGTATAGGACACGGAAGTAGTACAATAACTTTAGAAAATGGTGTAGTAGCAAGATTAGGTGGTGATAAGACACAACGTCCTGTTGCAATAGATAAAACAACTGGCGTCATTACTTATGCACCAATAGGTAACATTGTAAACACGGATGGACAACCTTATGGTAGCGGCATCTTATGGCATTCTAGAAACACACCAGGAGCAGGAGAGTATCCATTAATTACGTTAGCGGATGCTGACCGTGATTTGGCACGTCGTGTTAAAACTGAATTTGTACCAGACGTGATAAAGTTTGTAGGACGTGATGTAGCTACTTTTATTGGAATTGGTGGTGTGGCTGCATTAACTTCTATTAAGTACAACTACGGTAACATAAAGAAGCAGGGAGCAGGCCCAGCAGCAATAAGAGCATTCAAAGAGAATAACATAAACATACTTGTAGATCATATCAAAGGACTGACAGCCGGTCCAAAGAGAAGAGCATTTGAAGCTAATGTAGTACTAACAAAGTCAATGTAACATGAGTAGCATATTTACAGGCATAGCAGAATTTGTTCGTAATATAATGTCATTAGAGTCACCTAATGCATCCGACTACAGAACATTATATTTAGCACAAGTACTAAACGTGGTTACTGGAGAGGACTTAGAACAGGCACTATTGGATGGATCTATTGAAGATGCGGAACCAGCCACGTTATATCCCTTAGTAGGATCAATAAGGTATAAGCGACAGACTACAGATAGTGGTATATACGAGGACCAAGCTCACCGCATAGCCTACCCAGCAGATCGAGGAAATATGAGACTTCCAGTACCTGGCGAATTGGTATTAATTATGTCAGCGTATAGTGACTCAAACGTTCCACAGAAAAAAATAGAACTCTACACTAATGTAATTACTGGAAACGATGCAGTAAGGTACACATCTAAGCCAGGAGCATTAACGAGTATTGACAAGCTAGAGGCTCCAACTGGATTCGTAAGTAACATTCTAAATTCAATTTCAAACGAAGCTGCTAATATAAGATTTCAACTCCCATTACAGCACAAATCACATACATTTGCAAAAGAAGGCAAGGTTATTCCAATAATGAGAGAGGGTGATATGATTATGGAAGGACGATTCGGTAGTAGCATCAGATTCACCAGTACAATCCAAAAATCAGACGTATGGGCAAATAGTCAAATGACTAGATTAGATAGTAGCAGCGACGGAGATCCTTTTTTAATTATTAAAAACTCTAAGCCATTGGAGCCTGAGGATCCTAAAGCGGATGATAGTATTCCACAGCTGATAGATGATCTTCCAAACGAGGATCAGAGCTCGATTTATATTAACACATCGCAAAACATACCCCTAGTGATTGGCTCAAGTAAGAAAATGTTAACTTGGTCAGTTGAGATAGAGAGAACGACAAGAGAGGGCGGTAAGCTGCCGTTCTTAATAGACGACACAGCACGCTTACAATCGTTTGTTGAGGGAGCATACGACCCTAACACAAGAGTTAGCGTCACAGTTGATGTACAATTTCCAGGTGAGGCATTTGGCGGTGATGGTACTGGTGGTGGTGGAGATTTGCAATCAACCTTTAATGTTCCAACTGTTGAAGGTGGATGGTCTATAAACAACGGAGGTACTTTAATTAATGATGCAAATCAACTACGAATACACCACAGCGAAAAGGATAAAAACTTTGAAATTGATTCGTCAAACGTTCGAAGTGGCGGTTGGTCGAGAACAGATGGTGGTGCATACGTGTACGATATGGTACTGACAAGAGTTGAAAACGGTGCAAAGACAAACCGACCATATGTACCATCACCGGTAGCTGGAGTAGTGACAGGTTTTGGTTTCTATAGCAATGGGCAAGATAGCTACATACACATAAAAGGTACGGATGGTAAAACATACGTAATGCTGCACATGGATAACTTTGCAGTTAAGAAAGGTGATACTGTGACTAGAGGACAGCTTATTGGTAGACAGAGTGATCAGATGGCAACAGGCTTTGCTAGTAGAAACATACACTTACATATACAGTTCCCAAGTAAACAAGTGTTATTAGACTTTATTAGAGATTTAGCAAATAACGGCTTTGGCACCTAAGATTATATAACGTACTATAGTTATAGTAGTATGAGTGGTATATTTAGTGGTTTATCTGAGGTATTAGGTCCTGGTAATATAAAACCAAACGCGTCTTCTCGTAAGAGAGGCTCTGAGAGAGTTATACTTGGCCATGTACTTGACGTTATTTTAGACGAATCATCGCCATACTTCAACTCAGAGTATGGAGTAGGAGTGATTCGATTTCGTGTTATACCAGAGGATTACGGTAAGGATGAAAAAACTATTTCAACATTTGCAGGACCAGTAAACAGATCTAGGTACCAACTTCCTCTACCAGGAGAGCAGGTAGTCATATACCCAATAATAGTAGGAAACCGTTTATCGTATGCATATGGCGCAATTATAAAACAATCTCGTAACATAGCTTATAACTCAGAACCATTTACAGCCACAACACCTCTTTACGTAGATGGTAATATACTAAACGCTTTGGCAGACGAAGCAACCTTAGCCCTTCGCTTTAGAGACAAGTTACAAATACCGTATGAGAGCTATGAACTCTCCAGCTATAGCATAACATCTCTTAGAGAAGGTGATATGATTATGGAAGGAC